TTTCTAAACTTTCTTAAATTTTTAACTAATTCTTTTTTAGATATACCTCTAAAATTAGTTTCAATCATATTTTCAATTGCTCTACGTAACGCCAATGGTGAATGTCCTCTTGCAGTAACTATTGAAAAGATTGAACCCCCATTAATCGCTTCAACAAAGTCGTCCCATGCTGGTCCTTCTTTTGCCATCATTGAGTCAATAATGAACCTCTTATCCCCTTTGGTACCGAAATTTCTGAATGGGTCGTCTGCAAAACCAACAATAGTTTTCTTTTTATATTCAAAAGGTTCGACCCCAACTTTTACACGATATTCCGCAAAGTCTTCTGTTGACATACCAACTTCTTCACCGTCTTCTGTACGAAGTATTATTTGTGTTGGCATTGTAAGAATATTATCGTCCCAATCAAAAGCATAATATTTTAAATCGGGTGTGATTTCTTCATCAAATTCTTCTACTAAAAACATTTTCATAACTATAAATATTAACAAAATAAAAAACCCCCACATTTCTGTGAGGGTCTTTTTAATTATTATTGTTTAGATATTTTCGAATGACGCTCCTGTAGGAGTGATTAAGAATTCGATATCTATGAATTCAAGAGCTTTAGTTGGTTTGATATAAATCTTACCTACTAATTGGTTAGCATCTAAATCCTCAGGTGTGTTTTGAACAACAACACGGAAATCATACAAACCTCTGTCTCTACGGATAGAATCTAAGATTGGGTTAACTGAATCTAAGAATTGTTGTCTTACCAAGTTGTCGTTTTGTTCGAACAACAATCTTACTGCCACCGCTGAAATCAACTTACGAGCTTGTAACAACAATCTTCTTACGTTTATTCTGTCAAGAGCTGACTCTCTAATTTGAAGAGTTTTGTTACCCCAAATAACAGTTCCAACGTCGTTGAAAGTTGCGATTGGGTTAATTCTTCCCTTGTAAAGAGTATCTCTATCTTCTTGAGTTAATCTCTTTCTTGCTCTGATTGCGTTTACAATACCTCTTGTGTAACCCGCAGTTGCGAACCATGGGAATGCTATATTGTCAGTTAATGCTAAGTTTCTTGTAACTTCAGCAGTTGCTGGAATATAGATTTGTGTATTGTTTACTGTGTCACGAGTAAGAACCCATGGGTAGTAAGTTGCAGTGTAGTTAGAATCAATTCCTGTATTTTCTAAGTTATCAACCGATTCTTGTGGGTAAATTAAATTATCCATAGAAGTTGATGGTTGTAATAAGTTAAAGTCAGGAGTAGTACAGATATAGATAGAATCCGCTCTGTCGTTTTCAACTATACCAATAGTTGCTTCAACTAATGCATTATTATTAACGTAGTCAATACCAGGTGTTACAAGTACGTTAATATTTGTAACTTCAGGATTTGCAAATGACTGAGCTCCTAACAAGTATGCGTAATAGTCAGTGTTAGCGTAATCAACAGTGTTGTCACCAACAGTAATTTGTTTAAACGCTCCCCATCCTGTTGCGTCTGTGTAAGGTGCACAAGACGAAGCTCCTTGTTTGTAACCTGTGTTACCTAATTGGAATCTGTCAGCATTTGTTCTATATTCTCTGTATATATCCCATCCGTCAAATCCTGCTTGAACAAGGAATGTAAACTTACGAGAGTATAAGAAATAATATGGATTTGTTTGTGACGTTGGTTCAGAACTAAACGAACCTGCTCCAACTTCAAACGCCGTCTGACCACTATTTTGATAAAGGTTCGCAATTGTTACCGCAGTCGCTCCTGAATCCATGTGGAATCCTTTTGTAACATTTGGCCAATATACGTGAGAAGGCTCAGTACAAGTTGACGAATTTGGATTTGGCATTCCTTTGTATTGGAAGAAATCAGGGTCGTAACCTGGTGAATCCGAAGAAAACGCCACCGCTGAAGAAATACCTAAATAAGTTCTTCTTACATTATCTCCAGGACTTGTCGAAGTATTTGAACCATTCGCAGATGTTCCAAATGGTGGTGAATAAATAACCTCTCCAGGATAATCATATTTTGTTTTAAAGATTTGGAATGGTGATTTAGCACCTGTGTAAGTTCTTGTTACAAAACCTTCAAATCCACAAGGAAGAGCATCTACTGGAGCTTCTTCATTAACTTGTACAAAAATATATTTTGACATTACTGCATATTCACCATCAGAAGAACCTACTTTTTTAGCCACGTAGTTATTTTCTGATGGGTCCATACTACAATTTGTGAATTTTTCTAAAACAACAGGATTTGCATCTGTGTCAAAGAAATCACGAATAACAAGGTCAAATGTTCCATTGTTAAATGAAATGTTCGCAATAGATACTTTAATTTCAGTGTTCGCAGCATTACCATCCGCAATTGTGTAAATTTTAAACAATCTATAAACTAAATTACCACGTAACTCAGAAACAACCCAAGGAGATTCAGGTGTTTGATATTTTTCAAGATAGTATCCAATTGATGTAATATCATTGTTTCTTGCTTCAGGTAAAGAAATTAAACTACAATTTAAACCTCTAATATAACCTTTGTTATAACCATAATTTAATAATGTTGGATAACGTTCTTCTACAAACAAAGGAACTTCAGTTCTATCTTTAGCAAAGTTTTCAACACCAAATACTTTTGATATGTAATTAGCGTTTGCGGGTGCAAATGAAGTTTCAAATTGGAAATTTGAATTGTCATAAGTAACACCTGAAATTAAGAAAGTACTAAATGGATATGTTGTAACCCCTGAATAAGCACCTGTACAAATCATTTGTACATCCGAAGTACCAGTTACTTGGTAATCAGGACCGTGTTGAGTAGATGAGTAATTAGTAATACCTCTTGAACGTAAAGTTGCAACAACTAAATCATTATAACCTGAATAAGTTAAACCTGAAAAATTATAAATATTACCTGTTATCGAACCACTATAAGAACCTGATGTACCAGTAATTGTACTAATTACACTATAGAATGAATAACCATTATAATTTTCACCTGTTGATGGAGGTGTAAATGTTGCATAATACCATACATCATTCACTTCTGAACAATAATCAATACTTGATGCACTTATTGAATTAACTCCAAATACATTAGTAGACCCAGTATATCCAGCCACAATATTTGCAGTAACTTGAGCTCCTGAAACTGCTCCAAAATAATATATTGAAGATGCTGATGTTGAATTATTGTTAATAACCGCAGAAATCTGACTTTGTAAATTTGCGTATATTGTTGATGAACCACCACTATATGTTGTATAAGGTGTTGTTGCATTTGTAATACCTGCAGGTAAACCTGTAATTGTAACTGTTGCTGTCGATGCTGTTGTACCAACAAATGTTGCAGTAAACGATGTTGGTGAACCTGTAAGAGCTACAGTGTTACAATTAACATTTGCAACTGTTGTTACAGACCAAGATGGTCCCGCGTCATAACCTGATAATCCTAAGATTCTTGTTACAAACAATTGGTTAGATTGTTGAAGATATGATTTCGCGATATACGCTGATTCATATTTTGGGATTTGTGTGTTCACAAATTTTTCGGGAGTAGTACCACCGAAATAGGTTTCAAACTCTCCATAACTTGTGATGAAGATTGGTTCAAAAGCTGGACCTTTTAAGGTTTCTCCAGCGATACCCAACGTGGTAATCCCAACACTTTGTGAAACAAAAGATAAATCTCTTTCTGATGTATATACACCAGGTGAGACGAAAACTTTGTTAGATGTTGCCATTTTTATTTTAAATGTTTTTGAAAATTTATTTATTGATAAATATTGTCTTTTTATTCAAAAACTAATACGTTAAGCAACTATTTATCAAACAGTAGGAATAAATTCTACCTTTTTTCTACCTTGAAAATTAAGAACATTAAAATATCCCCTGAGAGTCACGAAATCTTAAAAAACTATTGTAACAAACATGGTTACAAAATTCATAAGTTTTTAGAAAAATTAATTATTGACACTTGTACCGAAAAAAAAGACATTTACGGCGAAAATTAAAGTATTGTTGATACTAATTTTATACTACCAACTAAACTTCCATTTGTTTTAACAACGGTAATTGTTAATTCATCACCAGTATTAATTTGTATATAACCTGTTAATAACTGTGTTGAACTATCTCCGTAGTATAATCCATTAATATAGATTCCATATGATGTAATATTTTTACTACCTTCAACTTTAATGTTCGCAGTATAATCAAAAGTTTGAGTATATGCGGTAGTCCCAACAGGATAATTTGCATTAAATTCATATTGGTCAGGATTAGGTGGTAATACGTTTTTCTTAACTTTTTTCTTTCTTTTATCCAACTCAACCAAAATTAAACTTCGACTAATTGCTGGTTTAACTTGATATTCTTCTTCATCACTTAAAAATCCCTGTAAAGTAAAACTATATGATTGGATGTAATATCTTCTCTTTTCGACATCCATAATTGATTCATCTGAAATTTCATCTAAAGTTATTGGAATATAGTGTCCTTTTATTTTAGTATAAGCTTGACGAGATGAAAATTTTTCAATAACAGTTTGATTGAATTTATTTAATTCTCTCATTCTATTACAAATAATTTTAACTGAATATTTTATGTCAACAGGAACCGGCTGAGGTATTGTGTATATATCCATACCTTTTCTTTGACCGTCCCACGTTGGAACCGCAGCATAATAAAATTGTTTTCTATTAGGTATTGTATATTTTAAAGACGGTAATGTACCAAATTTAACTTCAGGTGTCCTTACTGTTGTAATGATTGGAGGTTCAACATTTTTATCAATGTTACTAAAGTCCCAAGTTTGTGTAAACTGAGCCCAATTTTGAGTGGTCATTAAAATATCAACAACTTTAACTACTTTTCCACTAACAACAGTTTTTAAATCATTTTTAACAAAATCTAAAAACCCTCTGTCTAAATCTTCATGTAAAATAGATTTGGGCAAGTAAGTACCGTCCTTGTTAATATCTTCAAGAAGTTCCAATCTTCTTTCATAACCAATAGGAGGATATGTAAGAGGTAAAGTTTTTTTAATTTTTGGTAATGCCATTATAATCCTCTAAATTCGTTTTCCATAACAGGTGATGCGTTTATCGTTCTATAAAAAGGTTTGTATCCTGCGTAAGTATGTTTGTTATCTGAAACAACACGACCATCATTATTAACTACATAATATCTGACTTTACTTTCAGTTTCATAATAACCAATATAGTCACCATATTCTATTTCAACCCCTAATTCATCAAGATGTGATTGGTATACAGAGATTCTTGCGTTTCCCGGTTCTAACTGATTAATCTTACTTGTTCCAAGAAATTTATTTTCAGGAGCAACAATTTGTAGAAAAGCTTTAAACTCAACTGGAGGTAAAAATTTAATACCGTCTTCTTGAGCTTCACCATAAACATCGTCAACATTTGTTTTCTTTTTATCAACACGATATAATACAAGAGTAAAATTCATATCACCCTCTAACCACTCACGTCCCATGTTAATATCCAAATTGTAATCTTCCGCTCCGAAAAATTTACCTAATCTTGTAATTGGAACAATTCTGTTTGTCATATTGATAAATATTTCTTTTTTGATTATTATTATAGTTGTATAGTTAATTAAAATATTTTGACGACTTCTACGGGACATTTAAGTGTTGAGCAACAAGCAATATCCATTCTT